CAACTGGTGCTGAATAAGCGACACATATCCATGGTCTCATTCCTAGTCGATAACTAAGTTCCCATTGGCGTCCCAGGTATGCAGCGATACCGATGAGAAAGTGGAACACAATAAGTTGATATGGTCCTCCGTTATACAACCACTCGTCGAGGGTTGCAGCTTCCCAGATTGGGTAGAAGTGAAGACCGATTGCGTTGCTTGACGGGACAACGGCTCCCGATATGATGTTGTTTCCATAGAGTAAAGAGCCAGCAACGGGTTCACGTATACCATCTATGTCAACTGGTGGGGCAGCTATGAAAGCTAATATAAAAGCTGTAGTAGCAGTTAGTAGTGCAGGGATCATTAGCACACCAAACCACCCCACGTAGAGGCGGTTATCTGTGCTCGTAACCCAGTCACATAAACTCTGCCAGTTGGTATTTGGTTTTGTTAGTGTGGCTGTAGTCATTTAATTAGAAAGAGTATTTAGCTCCTAGTTTTGTACCATAAGTATTGTCAGCGTCTTCCACTTGTGCGAAAGATACTTCACCATAGAAGCCAAGCTTATCTGTAGGTGATACAGAAGCACCAAGCTTGCCAGAGAAATTAGACTCTGAATCAACGCCATCAGCAGCATTAATTGTCTTACCGCCTTGTACGTAGTAAGCAAGATCGCCGACATTGTTTTCATAACCTATGTGTAGGTCGGTGGCACGAGATGTATAATCTGTACCAGTGTAGTTAGCGTTGCTTTCAACGTTAACATATGGTCCTGCAAGAACAGGACTTGAGAATAGTGTAGCTGCGAGAGCTAGTGTGATTTTTTTCATTAAAATATTCCAGGGATAATTTGTCCAGTCGTGGCGTATGCTCCAAGAGCAGAGATGATTCCAATCATAGCCCAGCGACCATTTTGTATTTCTGCGTTGTCGTTCATAGTGTATTCAATAGGTGCTTGAAGTGCAATTACTTCTGTGTCGTTCATTAAGATAATGAGTAAGTTGAAGGGCGATGATGAAAGTTCAGGTCGCCACGATACTTAAGCTCCTTGTAGTAATGGACCTGCTATTCTTAGTGTTTCGATTAATTTATCATCAGTTAATTCTCCTGACTCACGGGCTGGTCTATGACTATTACCATAATAACCACCTCTAGGTAAACCTTGAATCAGTTGATCACCTGCATTAGCTTGTAGATTAGGTAACTGTATACCTTTCTTTAGTATGTCACCTGCATTACCTTTCTCTCCACCAACTCCTCGTTCTTGTAGTGTTCTAATCTTTCTAACCCTACGAGTAGCTGGTGTCTCATTAATATCAAAGCTAGGATTACCAGCTATCATTAACTCATCAGTTATACCTTGAGCTATCTCAGGATTCTTTTGAGCCATGATCTGTAATTTTTTAACAAGATCTAATGGTAACTCTAGCTGAATCATTTCAGCTGGATCTGTACCTGGCTCATCTTCAATTGTATCATCACCGAATGCACTAGGATTATTATCTTTATTAAAAGGTGCATAAGGAGAGGATCTTTCAGCTAGTAGTTGCTGTATCTTTAACTGATTTGCTTTGTTTGCAAATTCTACACCAGCATTACGTGCTTCTACAAGTTGGTCATTTGTTACTTTAGTTGCCATAATTAGAAGTTAATATTTGAGCGTTCAAGCTTCTCCATTATGTCTAAACGGTATGCTGAATCTCTCTCATAACGAGGATCACTCATAGCTTGGACAACTTCAGCTTGACTACGGAATTTAGATCCGTCTGATTTGGGTGCATTTCCTGTCAACATTTTACCTTGATAACCTTGTTCATCATTATACCTATAAGCCAATGATTTAACTGCAAAGAATGCAGACAGTGGGTTGCCTTCTTCCATAACCTGATCGAACATAGAGATCTCCTGTTCACTTAAGCTACCTTGTGCCCACTTCATCATGTCATTATACTTAGCATCTCCACCAGCTATGTTCTTTAGCTCTTGTACATTCTGTTCTGTAAAGTCTGGAGGCTTAGGTACATACTTAGTAGCTGCATCCTTTCTCCATTCTAGATGTAGTTTAGCTAAGTCATTAGTGCTTAACTTACTTAACTCTTCTAGAGTCTCCTTACTGTACTCACCTTTCTCAGATGTAGCTTGATCCCACAAGTCATCTAAGATTCCATACGCTTCAGGATCTGTCTCAGTTTCTTTTGTTTCTTTGCTATCTTCTTCTGACTCCACTTCCTCACTATCTTGGGAGTCCCTAGCTTCCGAGCTATCTCCAGCACCTTGGTCTCCAAGTTTCTTTTGAAGTTCAACATATGCTTTCTCTAGTTCTTGAGCATCTTTATACTTGCCAGCAAGGAGATCATCTTGTGCTCCTTGCATAGCTTCTCCAACCTGTAGAGAATCCTGCTCATCAGCATTGAGATTCTCTATCGAGGTTGCTTCTTCTGTGTTTTCAAATGTTAATGTTTCTGCCATAGTTTACTGAGGTGGTACTGGTGGTCCTTCAGGAGGTGCTTCCCCTCCTCCTAATTGTTCTGCTAGTGCAGGGTTCTTGCTTGGATCAAACACTGGTGCCTTAGCCATGTTAGGGGCTTGCTCCATTGCTGTCTGTTCCATTTGTTGTTGCTGCATTGCTTGCTGTTCTTGCTGTAGTTCTTGTACACTCTTCACTAGGTTGAGTACATCTATACCTTGAGCAGCTGCTAGTCTTTTAATTACTTCGTCAGGATTAATGTATTTTGCGATAGCTTCTGGACCCATCGTCTGTGCAATGGTCTGTAAGAATTGACCAAGACTTTGAACGTCTTGCCCTCTGCCCAATGCATTAATACCAGCAACAATGATAGGCTTAACCATACCCTTTGGTATACGTGGTATCTCGCCTGTCTTTTGGAAGACATTAAGTTTCCTATTTAGATAGGGTACTAAGAATTCTACTGTTAGTAATCCGAATAATCCTCCGAGTTGTTGTTCTAGTTCTAGCTGAGTCATCCGTACTTCTTCAGCAGTAGTACGTTCTGACTGTCTTACATTTAATATTAAGAACGCTTCACTTAATCTCGTCTCTAACCTATTCATCAGCTCATTAGCTGTACTGAAGTCGGCGGTCTTGCCTACTTGTACAACACCTATATCATCTGGTCGTCCTTGGACGATAGCTCCGTTGCCTGCTTGGGCTAGGGTGTGGGGTTTAGTGGTACTTGAGGGTGATACAACGAACACTACTTTAGCAGCTGCTGCAGACCCTTCTACGAGTGCCTGAGACAGTGCTTCGAGTGACTTTAGATCCCCTATAAACTGACCTACTCTACCACGACCATAATCCTCACCATCCACTGAGTTGAATCTTAGTGGCAACCACGGAGTAGCTTCTATTGGTGCTTTACTCTGAGATTTAGGAATGATCTTTCCATATACTTCTTGATGCCAGATAAATCTATTGTTATCTCTGGTGACATGAGTGTATACATCACACTCTTGGTCTTCTGGTTGATCTGTTTCAACCAATGGCATCTCTTCATCTTTAGGAGCGTACTCACCTAGTAGTTTCTTGTTGATACGTTCCTTGGTAACTATTTCTATCACATCTCCGTTGCCATCTCGTTCTATAACAAAGCGATTAAGAGGGAAGAGTTTAAGACCTGCTTTACCCATAAAGATTAGAGCATTACCTGCTACTACTAAATGTTGTAGTGCTTGGTGAATGATCACACGATCATCTGAAGCTGCGATAGCTTCAAGAATGGTACGTTCAATCTTTGCAAAGGATAAGTCGAGTTCTGATTTTACTTCGGTAGGGAAATCTGTACCTAGTTGAGACTCATCTAACTGTAGCTTAAAGAAGCTGGTTTGTGGAGGTACGAGACTAAGCGAGAGTTTACTCGCTAGTGCTACGACACCTTTGGCACCAACACTTTGCCATGGAGTCTTCAAATTCTTCATACCTTTTGAGTTCTCTTCGTGACCTCTAATAAGATATGGTAGGGTAAGTTTCCCTGCGTCTTCTGCTTCTGTTAAGTACTGAGCACGTTCACTGGATAGGTAGTCATACCGTTCTTTTGCTGACATTATTCTTAGATGTTAAGGGACTGATTGATTCTCATACCGCCACGATTCATTGAACCGTAAGCTCCACCGCCTCTTCGTTGGCCTGGTGTTATACCTTTCTGAGTTCTAACTCCTTCAACACCTCCTTGACCTTGCAAGTTATAAATGTCTTTGAATTGTTGTTGCTGTTGAGCAGTCATGTTCTGGAACTGTTCATTCTGTTCCATTGCTGCTTGTCTTTGAGAAGCTGAGAGATTTTCAAACTGTCGTGTTTGTGTAGCTCCTAGTCCTCTAAAGTCTGCTCCTAGTCGTTGTTGTTGGGAACCTAGTCCTTCGACTGTACTTCCCAATGCTCTGAAGTCTCCTGTTAATCCAGCTAATGCATCTGCATTTGCTTGGCGTTGTTGTCCTTCATATGATAGTGATGCTTCACGACCTGATCTCCAGTTAGAGAATTCCTGTCCTCTTCTGTCTAGGTCATCGAACTTAGATCTGATCCAAGCGTCATCATAATCGTTTGGTGTTTTAGTTGTATGATGTACTGTTTTAGTTCCACCGCCACCCATTGTTCTAATCTCCAAGTGTAAGGGTTACAAGGGAATGCTTATCATTCCATTTTAATTTTTTGGCAAGACCTTTTCTTACCTTAGCCTCGATAAAATCGCAGCCATTTAATTTAGCAAAAGCAATAACAGAATGCTCAAAGGTAGCCATGACTTCTTCATAGTCATGCCCTGATTTAGTAGCCCAAGCGTGGATGTAAAATGATTTCTTACGTGGGTAATCTACTAACTCTCCAAGACAAATTGATTCTATTATATATCCATTAACTACTATCCATAGGTAAGCTCTACCGTCTTCGATAGCAGGTAAAAGATCCTCTGCTGTCACTCCTTCTTCGGAGTGTTTTAATGCTTTATCTAAGAGTGGTTTTATTTCAGCCCATAGATCTGGTACATCCTTGGGTGGTACAAGATGTGCGTGCATTAGTTGTTCTCTAATCTATCTTGATACCATTCTACTACTGATCTCTGACCAGCTTTATACATGATAGATGCTATCTCTTCTTTAGGATGAGGAGAAACTATTGGGAACTTCTCATCCATCTCTGCTGCCAATGACTCGATATTAGGACCGAGTAATGGTTCAAGCGTATTGGGGTAGGTTGACATTGCTATGCTCAAAGAATGCTGGCATCCGTGCTGACCGTGTATCAGAAAGTTGAGGTGCTTTGCCCTCATACATTAATCGGTCTGATGAATCCAGCCAAAAATTTTTGTCCAAATATTTATCGGTAGTATTTATACCTAGTGGTTGAAAGATCCAATTAATCGTGGCCTTCCTAAGTTTGTCCAAAGAATTACTAGGGCGTAGACCCATAGCAGAACAAACGAGAGAATTACAGGCGACATGTATTTGTTCGTCTCTGGAAATATCAGCTGATACCGTTCTGAGACCAGGATCGCCACAAAACCTAAAGAAAGGCAAAATAACAAAGAATATAGCACGTTCTGCTACCAATGCTTTTAATATAGTGTGGTCAGGGTGAGCTTCCCAGGCATCACGTAACCTGAGAGCTTCTGCTTCTGCTTTTTCATCAACGCCTATAGCGTTCGTGATATATGTAAGGGCGAGATCGTGTTTGATCTCATCCTTTACATTTGATTCTAATAGAGTCCGTGCAGATTCGGGAACCTCTTTTTCAAGTGCTTCTGTAATAAACTCGCCAACTGGTAACTCCATATGGCGTATTGCGAGAGCACGGTAGACGGCCTCTTCAGCTCCGTGTTTAAGTTCACCAGCTGTAGTTTGGACTGGGTTCCAAGTTCTCTTTCTATTGAGTAATTTTTCATAAGGGTTTTTCATTCTTGACAATCGCAGGTTATCGGGTTTTCTTGTAAAATACCCTGCAAGTAATCATCAACGTCTTCTTGATCTAATGCTGCATACGCATCGCTCTTATCTTGTACGTCTCCCATTACCTGAAGGCTGTAATATAAGGAGGTTTGAGGCGATGCCAACCACTCTTCTACGAATTGCTCATCGTATTCTACAACATCACTCCATGAGTTGAAGCTGTAGCCGTGAAGAAGTCCTGTCTTGTTATACATTATCATTATCTCATCTGCTACTCTCTTGTAAGCTTCCCAGCCTACTTCGCTTGCTATCTCTACTTGTCCATAGTTGAAGGTTTGCACTCCGAATGTCCCACTATCTCTGTCCACAGAACGAGAGATTGGTGGTGCAATTTCTGGGGTACTCGTAAAGCCATCCAGATCCTTGCTTCTATAACTACAAGAGGCTGTCGGAGCAATGCAGAAAGCTCTAACCATATTATTAGAGCGAGCCACCTCTGCGGCAGCTTCAATACCATATCTAAGTTCGCTGGCAATATGCTCGGCTCTGGTAACAATAGATCCATGATTATTAACTGTAGCTAGTGCTCTACCAAATTGTTCATATGTTACACCATGCTTTGCTAACAGGTTGGCAAGTCCGAGGACACCGAGACCAACTTGGCGGTCGATATCAGCTGACAAGTATTCTCCAGTTGCTCCAACACCTGTCCTGCTATGGAGGCTGCACAACTCGGACATACCTTTAATGAAACCCTCTCTGATGGATTGGGTGTGACAGGCTGAGAGATTGACATGCTGTAACAAGCATGTTCCACGTGAGGGCAAGTAAACCTCAAGACAGACGTTGCCATAAATTCTTTCTCCATTATTATCGTGTTTAAT